AGAGGCGGTGGTCGTTGGGGCTCCACCCCCGCCTCCCCCGCCTCCGCCACCCCCTCCGTCCCCGACGCCTGCGCCTCAGCCTGCTGGCGGCTCCCGTCGTCGCCGCTACACCGTCGAGATCGACGGCGAAGAGTACGACGTTGCTTCGCCTGCCGAAGCCGAAGCGATCCTCAAGGCCAAGGCCGAGAAGGCTGCACAGGAAGCAATCGAGCGCGCCCAGAAGGCCGAACGCCGGCCAGGCCGCAAGGTTCTGGCAGACGCCCGCAAGTCTCTGGCTCTGCCGACTGTTGTCGCCCCCGATGAACTGAAAGCAGGCCTTGACGCCTCGCTTGAGGGCATCCGGGAGCTGTACGAATCAACCCTTCGCACCATCGAAATCGCCGCTCTCCTGCGCAAGCAGCGCCAGGACGAGGAGGACGAGGAAGAGGTGCTTCTGATGCTCCTATGACCCCCATTGACCGCGCTGAACGTGCCAAGACTCTGCTTCAGGACGAACTGTTGAAGCAGGCCTTCTCGGACATCAAGAAGCGGCTTGTGGATCAGCTGGAAGCGACGGCCATCCACGACATCGAAACGCAGCACGAGATTGCTCTGATGCTGCAACTACTCAAGCGCGTGCGAACCCAGCTGGAGTCTTACGTCGGAGAGGGCGCCATCGAGGCGCACAAGGTCCGACAGGAGAACTTCCTGGAGCGCATGCGCCAGAAACTGGCCTGACAGAAACCGCCCTGTCAGCAAGCCACAGCCGCCTTCGGGCGGCTTTTTCTTTTGGCGGCCTTGAAAGCGAGCAATGGACACCGAACAACCCGCAGCGGATTCGGACGTTCTGGACCGGATGAGCAGTTTCTTCTCCCCGAAGCCTGAAGGGCCGGTGGAGCAGGAAGCGCCAGCCGAAGAGGCGTCCGTCGAGATCGAGGACGCAGAGCCGATTGAGGCTCAGGACGAGGAAGAGGCCCCCGAGCCGACTGGCGAACAACTTGAGATTGACGGAGAGGAATACGTCCTCCCGCCCAAGCTCGCCGAGAAGGTGAAGGAGTGGAAGGAAGGCGCCCTCCGGCAAGAGGACTACACGCGCAAGACGCAGCAGGTTGCAGATCTGCAGCGAGTCGTGAGTCAGCACGCCGAGGCGATCCAGCTCAGCCAGCAGTTTGAGCAGGCTGTCTCGCAAGAGCGCGTGGAACTGGCCCGCATTCAGGGAGAAATCGAACGCTACAAAGGCGTCGATTGGGGCTCTCTGGACGTGGACAGCTACGTGAAGCTCCGCGGTCAGTTCGACCAGCTCAAGGAACGCGCCGGAGAGATCCAAGGCGCCATCGGCAACAAGGCCCAGCAGTTCCAGCAGTGGCGCAGTCAGCACCAGCAGCAGCTTGCCCGGGCGGGTGAGCAGTACCTGGCGAAGACCGTGCCGAACTGGGGCGACCAGGCCAAGGCCGATGCAGTGAAGGCGGCGACTGCCGCGAACTTCACCGAGCAGGAGCTGGCGCAAGTCTTCGACCCTCGTTTCGTGGCCCTCGCATGGAAGGCCGCGCAGTACGACAAGCTGCAGACCGACAAGTCGGCAACTGTCGAGAAAGCCAAGAAGGCCCCTCCCGTCGTCAAGCCGGGACCGGGGCAAGGACAGACCGCCGCACGCGACCGTCAGTACAAGGATCTTCGGGCACAACTGAAGAAAACCGGCGACGTTCGCATCGCGGCGAAGCTCATGCTCATGAAAGGAAAGTGAAATGCCCGCAGTTGTTGCTGCATCGAAGGCCTATGACCTGGCCGGTGGTGCTCTCCGCGAAGACCTCCGCGACATCATCTATGACATCTCCCCGATGGAGACTGTCTTCCTGACTCGCGCTGGTCGCTCCACGACCCGTTCGACCACTCACGAGTGGCTGGTGGACCAACTGGCCGCGCCGGCCAAGAACGCAGCGATTGAAGGTGACACCTTCACCGCTGGCGCTCGCGCTCTGCCGAGCCGTCTGAAGAACTACACGCAGATCGCCCGGAAGGAGTACGAAGTCACCGGCACCGCCCAGAAGGTGAACAACGCTGGCATGCGTGAGCTGCTGGCGTATCACACGATGCAGGCGGGCAAGGAGATGAAGCGCGACATGGAGCGCGATTTGCTGTCGGACGAACCCGCGTCGGCTGGCTCTTCGACCACGCCGCGCGTGTCCGCTGGTGCTGAGTCGTGGATCTACTTCCCGAACCACGTCGCCGCGACCACGCAGACGACCGCCACCACGACGGCGCCTGTGTCCGGCTTCGCCACCTCCCCGGTGACGGACGGCTCGGCGGTGACGCTGACGGAAGGTGACCTGCGCAACGCTCTCCAGAAGGCGTGGTCGGCGGGCGGTGAGACGGACACGATCCTGTGCGGGGCCAATCTGTACAACCGGATCAGCGGTTTTACCGGCATTGCCACCCGCTTCCGCGACGTGGCCTCGGGTCAACAGGCGCAGATCATCGGCGCGGCTGATGTGTACGTGTCGGCCTACGGTCGCCACAACATCATGCTGAGCCGGTACACCCGCGCCACCACGGTGTTCTGCTTCGATATGAGCACCTGGGAAGTGGCCTACCTGCGTCCGTTCCAGACGGTGGAGATTGCGAAGGTGGGTGACTCCGAGCGGCGCATGCTGCTGGCGGAATACTCGCTGATCGCCAAGTCGCCGCGTGCCAACACCAAGCTGACCAACGTCAGCTAACACAGGGAGGGGGCTTCGGCCCCCTCTTTTTCGATGACCAAACGCATCCTGAGCTATGACCCCCTGAGCGGGGAAAAGGTCGTCTTCCAGTACGACCAGCACTCCGACCAGATGACGATCACTCACGAACAGGACGTGAGCAAGATCAAGGATTTCGCCCACTTCAGAGCCACTGACGGGAACTACTCCAAGAAGGGCATGAAGGAGGATTGGTGGCACTACGCCAAAGTCCCGAACACGGTGATCGTGGAGATGAAGCAGAAGCACGGCGTGGACTTCTTCGACAAGAACCACTCCAGGCGTGTATTCGAGCTGCTGAACAGCGAATACAAGGCTTTCAAGACGACCGAAAAAGTGCATAATGTCCGCGGGTAATTGCCACCGATGATTGCTGACATCCTCCACAGGCTGGTCAAAGAAGAACGGTGGGAAAAGGCCTGGATCGGCGTCAATCTGGCGCTGAACGAAGACCCGGACAGCCCCGAACTGCTCTATCTGGGCGGCTGTGTGCTCCGAGGCATGGGGCACGTCGGAATGGCCCTGCCGCTGTACGCGAAGGCGCTGTCTACCGACCAGAGGCAGCCCAACTTGTGGATGCACTACGCAGCCACACTGCACGACCTGAACCTCTGGGATGAGGCAATCCAGGCGTTCACGGTGGTCCACGGGATGCTGCCGTCTGACCCGAAGCCCCCGGCGAACATCGCGGCCAGCTACTCGCAGAAGGGCAAATGGCATGACAGCCTGACGTGGGCTGAGAAGTCGCTGAAGCTCGATCCAGAGTGCTACATCGCCCACATTGCGAAGTGCTTCTCGGCGCTGGCCTTGGGCCGCTGGGAAGATGGCTGGAAAAGCGGGCGGTATCTGTACACGCACCATCTGCCGGTGCGGATCTACCGCAGCGCAGACAACGAAGAACCCGAATGGGACGGCACCAAGGGCCAGACGGTCGTGGTGCAGTGTGACCAGGGCATCGGGGACATCCTGATGTATGCGTCCTGCCTGCGCGAGATGCAGGCGGATTGCAAGGAAGTGATCCTTGAGTGCGCTGACCGGCTGGTTCCGCTGATGAAGCGCAACTTCCCCGGGATCGCGGTCTATGGGACGCTGAAGGCTGAAAAGCAGTCGTGGTCACTGGATCACGCCATCGACGCTCGAATCCACATCTCTGCGATTCCGAGGTACTACCGGACGCGGGATCACCACTTCCCCCGGGCTGCGTATCTGACGCCGGACCCTGAGAAGGTGGCGAAGTGGAAGGCGTGGCTTGAGCAGTTTCCGAAGCCGTGGATTGGCGTGAGTTGGTCGGGCGGCATCCAGAACACGCAGAAGCACCTTCGCTCGCTGAAGCTGGAAGAGCTGGCGCCTGTGCTCGAGAAGCCGGGTTCGTTCATCGACTTGAGCTACCGGGACAGCACCAACGAGGTGGCCCTGTGGAATGCCAAGGGCCGCGCTCAGGTGATCCGCCCGCCGCTGAATCAGGACGACTACGAAGACACCTGTGCTCTTGCGTATGCGCTGGACGAGGTGGTGACGGTGACGACGGCTCTTGTCCACGTTTGTGGCGCAATGGGCCGGACTGCCAAGGTGCTGGTGCCTGAGGCCCCGATGTGGCGCTATGCCCATCGGTGCGGCGACGGGATGATTTGGTATCCGGAGAACTCGGTGAAGCTGTATCGCCGGGTGCCGGGGGAAGAATGGACATCGACCATCAAGCGAGTGGCGGCCGACTTGTGAAGTCGGTCGAGGATTTGGGCGATGGCGTCCGGGTCACTGCGATGGATGGCCGGGTTCTGTGCGCCCCTGTGGACGAGTGGCCCGGGTGCAGCAGGGCCGAACTGAAGTCTTACGCCATCGTCTCGCTTCTGCGTCGAATTGACCCGAAGCTGGGGCAGTCGGTGGATGAGGCAATCGCACTGAAATGAAGCGCGTCACGTTCCTCCAGTCTGACGAGCGACTCGCATCGGCCAGGCTGCGGAACCTCATCCCCTTCCGAGAGCTTGAGAAGCGCGGATGGGAGCGCGGCGGGGATACGGTGGTGCTCTCAAAGCACAATTGGCAGTGGACGAACGACATCCGCCACCAGTTCGGCCGCGTCATCTTCGATGTGTGCGACGACTGGTTCGACTCTGAGGTGGGCGAGCACTACCGCCACGTTTGCTCGATTGCAGACACGGTGACGTGCAACTCTCCCGCGATGGCCGACCGGATCAAGGAAGTGACGGGGCGTGAAGCTATCGTCATTGACGACCCCTACGAAGACCCGGAGCAGCCCGCAGGCATGGGCGAAGGGGTGCTGTGGTTCGGCAACAAGAAGGGCGTCCCTGAGCTGCATGCTGTGCTGGACGAAGTCGAGTACCCGATCACGGTCGTGACTGACATGAAGGCGTCGTGGGCTGTGCCTTGGTCTAAGGACGCGCAGGAACTGGCCCTAGAGATGTGCCGCTGTGTGCTGGTGCCGCCGACCAAGATGGTGTGCCGGTCTGCGAATCGTGCAGTGACGGCCATCCGTGCCGGGCGCTTCGTGGTGGCGGGTGACATCCCGAGCTACCGGGAGATCCCAGGCATCTGGGTGTCTGACGACATCAAGTCCGGCCTGGCCTTGGCGATGACGACCGACACGACGGATCGCATCAAGGAAGCGCAGGCCTACGTGCGAGAGCGCTTCAGCCCTGAGCGCATCGCAGACCAGTGGGAGCGAGTCCTATCCGGCTGAACCTCGGGTGCGGCGGGAAGATCCTGCCGGGCTGGGTCAACGTCGATCTTGAGGGCAATTGGTCGGGGCAGAAGCCCGACGTCGTGAGCGACCTTCGGAGCCTGCCGTTTGACGACGGTGTGGCCGAGGAAGCGCAGGCGATCCACGTCATCGAGCACTTCTACAGGTGGGAGGCTGAAGACATCCTGCGCGAGTGGATGCGTGTGCTCAAGCCCGGCGGCCTCCTCATCCTTGAGGCGCCGTGCCGGGAGAAGGTCTTTTCGTACATCACTGCCTGCCTGCGGGCTGGGCAGGAGATGAACCCGCGCCTGTCCATGTGGGCGCTCTACGGTGATCCGAACTACCGAAGCGAGGCCATGTGCCACCGCTGGCTGTGGTCGGCTCCCGAACTGATGGCGCTCATGCGATCCATCGGCCTTGAGGACGTGAAGTCCGAGGCCCCGCAGACGCATATCCCGACGAGGGACATGCGGATCGTCGGAAGGAAGAAATGATCCCGATTTACACAGGTTTCGACCGGCGCGAGTCGGTCGGCTGGCACGCCTTTGCCGCTTCAGTCATGGAGCACACATCGGAGGCTGTCGCCTTCGCTCCTGTGTCCGGGAGACAGCGCGACGGAAGCAACGCCTTTACCTATGCGCGCTTCATGGTGCCGTTCCTCCAGAGGTACGAGGGCTGGGCGCTGTTTGCCGATGCCTGCGACATGGTGGTGACGGGCGACATCGGTGATCTGTGGGCGCTCCGGGACAAGACGAAGGCAGTGCAGGTCGTGAAGCACTGCTATGACTCCAAGCACCCGCGGAAGTACGTCGGGACTCGCATGGAGTCGGTGAACGTCCAGTACTCGCGCAAGAACTGGGCGTCGCTGATGCTGATGAACTGCGCGCACCCGGCTTGGAAAAAGCTCGAACAGTTCTTCGACCTTCCCGACCGCGATCTTCTGCAGTTCAAGTTCCTCAAAGAGGACGAGATCGGCGAGCTTCCGGCTGAATGGAATTGGCTGGTCGATGAGTACGGCCCGAATCCGGAGGCGAAGTTGCTTCACTGGACGGCTGGCATTCCTGCATTCAAACACTACGAGACTGCACCTCAAGCCGAGGTGTGGAAAGAGGCGCACGCGCTTGTGAATCACGCGACGGACTGACATGGCAATCAACAGCTTCGGCACGCTCAAGGCGGCAGTTTCCAACTGGCTCGCTCGGTCGGACCTCGCCACGGACGCGGGGACGATCATCAGTCTGGCCGAAGCCAACATTCGCCGGGATGTGCGTTGTCGTGCGATGGAACAGGTGGCCTCGGGCACCCTGTCTGCTGCGACTCTGGCCCTGCCGACCCGCTTCCTTGAAGCTCGGCGCGTCCAGCTTGGCGGGGAAGTCCAGAACTACATGAACCCGAACGAGTGGACGCTGTACGAGGAGTCGTCGTCGGGGGTCTACACGATCATCGGTGAAGAGTTCCACTTTCAGAGTTCTTCGGCGGGTTACGTCATCAACTACTGGCAGGCATTCGCTCCGTTTGAGAACGACGGGGACACGAACTGGCTGATCGAGAACGCCCCGGATGTCTACCTGTGGGCGTCGCTGGAGCAGGCGGCGATCTACATCATGGATCAGGCCTATGCCGGCATGGCTGCTGGGCAGTATCAGAAGGCCCTCCAGCGCCTGAACGTCACTGAACAGAAGGCCCGCTTCGGTGGCCCGCTGTTCGTTCGCCCGCAACTGACGGGAGTGGAAACGCGATGACCTACCGAACCTTCTTCCGCCTCGTTGACGACCCGCAGTTCCAGCAGACGATTCAGTTTGCCGTCTGGAAGGCTGCGACGGACGTGCTCAACGACAGCAACGCTTCGGCGCAGCGCCGGACTTGGGCGGCCAATGCCCTCCGTGGGGACATGGGGGCAGAGCAGAAGCGCCGTGTGGCGATTCGCTGCCTGATGAATCCGACCATCGCGGCGGCTGGCCTCAACGCCTCGGACAACGACGTGCAGTTCGTCGTGAACGGCTTGATCGCGGAGCTGACCGCGTGAAGTTCCTGCCTGACGCCCCGCCGACCACAGCAGGCGTCCTGCTGGAAGTCGAAGCCGTGCCTACTGTGCGCGGCTACGGTGGGGCGCCGGCACCCGTTCCCGTGGGCTATTCGGCCCTTGCAGCCGAGTGCAACGGGGCGACGGTGATCTTCCGCCTTGACGGCACGACGCGGCTCCTGGCGGGCACTCAAGCGGCGCTGTATGAGGGTTCTGGCGGCGTCTGGACGGATCGCAGCCGGGCTGGCGGCTACAGCACGGGCGACGTGCGGTGGTCGTTTGCGGTGTTCGGCAACACGTCACTCGCCATCAACAAGGCCACGGTCCTGCAATCCAGCACAACGGGCGCCTTCGCCAACGTCAGCAACGCCCCCAAGGCCTCGCTGATTGAGACGGTGGGCGGCTTTGTCATGCTGGCCGACACGGACGACTCGGGCCTCTCCATCGGTGGCCTGGCGCCCAACAGCAACGACGGCGACCGCTGGTGGACGAGCCAACTCGGCAACCCCACAGGCACGTGGCAGCCGAACGTCTCGCTTCAGTGCGTCACCGGCAGGCTGACCTCAAGCCCCGGCAAGATCGTCGCGCTCAAGCGACTGGGCGACCAGATCGTGGCCTACAAGAGCCGGGCGATCCACGTCGGCACCTATGTTGGCGTGCCTGAAGTCTTCAGCTTCGCCCAAGTGCCGGGCGAGATCGGCGCAGTCTCAAACGAGTCCGTCGTCAGCATCGGGTCGGCGCATCTCTTCATCGGCGCGGAAGACATCTACCTCTTTGACGGCTCTCGGCCTGTGCCGATCGGGACCGGGGTTCGTGAGTGGTTCTTCGCCAGGCTGAACAAGGCTCAAGCCTTCCGCATCGCCGGCCTGCACGACCGCAACACCTCCACTGTCTGGTGGTGGTACCCGTCGGGTGATTCGTCGGTCCTGAACGCGGCACTGGTCTACAACTACAAGGCCCAGACGTGGGGGCATGTCACGTCGTCTGTCACGCTGCCCCTTCAGTCTGTCACGGAGTCGGTCACTTACGACACGCTGGCGGCTCTGTATGCGACGTATGACGACCTTCCCGACATCAGCTACGACTCGCCCTTCTGGCAGGCCTCTGCGCCCATCCTGGCGGTCTTTGACACGTCTGACGTCATCCAGTCCCTGACCGGCGCAAGCCTCGGCGGATCGCTCACGACAAGCGACTACGGCGACCAAGAAGCCTACTCCTTCTGTTCGCGTGTCCGGCCTCTGTGGGTCATCAAGCCCACGACGGCAACCCTGACCCATACCGGCCGGGTGGCGCAGGGCGAGGTGGGCCAGTCATCGGCTG